TCCTTTTAGGTTTCGAGGGCCGCCTTTTTTTGACAGCCCTCACAGTACCTATTACTGTTATCCTTATGTATTCGGATTAAGATATGGTTATATGAGCGACATCGTGAGCCTGTGCTTTGGCATAGTAATAAGTACCATCGCAAATTAACTCAACCTGATCTCCTAACTGTGCACCACTGATGAAAACAATTTCATCAACAGCAGACTCAGCACTGCTACCAGCACCACCGTCAGCACCAACTGTTGTTCCAACAATGGTGTCTTCAGATGTATTGTTAGCAATGGTAACTGCATTAGATGCAACTTCAGATAGGATGAACTTAGCGTTCCATCCAGCACCGGCTGTTGCCGCCAATGGTAGGGTAATCTCATAAGCAGAGTCTTGCTGAATCATAAAAACCTTACCAGAATCTAAAGCAGTTAAGGTTTTAGCCGCATTAACAGTCTCTACTTTTAGTTTAAGATCAGCTTTACCGCTATTATTATTTAGATAATCAGCTCTCATCTTACACCCCTTCTAGGTTGAACAGTGCGTGTGACTCAGGAAGAGTAATCTCTAAACCAGCTTCGGTTAAGATCATATCTTTCCTTAAATCCTCATCAGCCGCCTGTATATTGGTCATAACTTGAGTGTCACGATTGATACCGTTACCGACTAGCGGACGATAAGCAAGTTGTGTCATATCAGCCATGAGCATAAACCCAGATGCGATTCCTCTAAACAATGGCTCTTTGACAAGGTTTAACTTTCCATGAATGGTATCAATTACCATAACGGAATGTCCAAAAGCACCTTCTCTTGAGTCCATGTTTAGTCTGAATGGGCCATTGGAATGACCAATAGATGCATCAAGAAACGCACCGTCACCTAACTTGTTAAAGAATGTAATGACTGGTAAACTACATAGTACTAGCTTTTCTGCCATTCCACCTCTAGCTGGATCAAATATAACTTCAAGATCACTAAGCAATCTATCGTATGTTAATTCAGCTTGATCAACGCTACGGTGATAAGCATTTCCAGAGGAATAGGAAAGTGCAGAATCGTTTACTACTGGTGACACATTCTTTACGATGTGACCGACTAGACCTTCTGTGTACTGGATACCGCCTACACGAGCTCTTTGACCGAAGAGCATAGCTCTTTCAATGTCAATCTTATGCTCACGCAGTTTGGTAGCCCAGATACGATTCCACTCTTCAGCATACCCACGATAGCGAGTTGCATAAGCAGTGTTGGTCATTTCTGCCGCTGTTTTAAAAATCTGGGTGTACCCAAAGTCATCTTCTAGTTCAGAAGAGAACACGTCTGGGGAACCAGAACCTTCTTCATAGGAAGAACCTATGATTTGAGCTACGTCATTATCAGATAAAACATTACTTCCACTGACAGCAGAAACATCAATTATTTTACCAGTAAATGATGAATCAGCACTTGCATGACTTACTCCTGACTCTACTCTAACTAATGCCTGACCGTATCCTGCCGCTGAATCAACTGTACCGACAGCCAAAACCATTCCTTTTACTAGGTAGTCAACAGTAGCACCGCCAGCAGTATCAACAGTAAATGAATACGAAGAACCTGCGGAAACAGCGGAACCACCATTTACAGCACCTTTAAGAAGTAAAGAACGATCTGTAAAGCTAATTCGGTTACGGTTTTCCAAATAACGGAACACTGGGTCATCGGTAGGTGCTTTAGCAACCTGATTTAGATAGACGAAAAATGGAGACTCCTCAGGAGCCAATTCGGCAACTCTGTCGCCGAAATTAAATATTCGTCTTCTATCCGGTCTTTGACCTACACTAGCATCAGAGGTAGTAGCAGTAATATCACTGGACTTTAATACTCCAGAATTGTATGATATTGCCATTTTGTTACCTTTGTGTTATGTGGTTATTATTAATCACGGTAATCTTCCAGAGTTCCCAGTTGCCATGATTGAATCAAACATATTGTCTGTATCAGTCTTTTTAGGCATTGGTGGCTCTCCTTGGAGAACTCCCGCTGTGCGAGGAGCCTGCTGTGCCGCAGTTACCGCTTCCATTGTATCATTATTAGCAACGGATTGACCGTTCTGCATTTGCCAAAGTTTGACTAGATTGTTCAAACCTACTCTCTCTTTAGGCTGTGTCGTAAACTGCAAGAACTCTTGAATGTCACCATCGGACATTTTATAAGTTCCCCTCAGTTCATTAACAGTGTTTTGCATTTGCATCTCAGCCTGTATCTGTTGCTGTTGTTGGGATAACGCAGATTGCAATCTCTGTTGTACCAGATTCTCTATCTTGCTATTAACATACCGTCCTGATTCAGAGTTTTCATCTGTAAACGCATCCCAAGGATTGAAATCATCCTTACCTACTGTTTGCTCTGGTTGCTGTTGTGTTCTGTTTCCGGCTATACCATCCTCAAGAACCTGAACTAAATCAGGTCTCTGTTCTAGTAACTGTAGTATCTGAGCACCTTGTTGCAGTTTAGCATTTTCGGCCTGTGACCGATCGTACATAGACTGAAACTTTTTAGCCTCAGCTTGATAATCTACAGCAGGAACTTCTTCCTGTACTGGTTCTTGAGCTTCAGCGACAAGCTGTGGGCCTGCCTGTTGATTGATGATATCCTCTTCAAAAGTACTATTAGCACCGGGCTGTTCGGCGGGGATATTCATTTCCTGTTGTTCTAGTGTTGACATAGTTTCTCCTTAGATGTCTTTAGGCTTCTGGAGTAGAACTGACTTTTCTCTGTACATCTTTGAGATTGCTAGCCAATTTCTCCACCTCAAGCTTCACCTCGTTTTCTAGTTTTCCACGTTGTACCCTTCTATCAGCCTTAGACTCGGAATTAATTTCGCTCAAACGTGACTTGAACTTTTCAACTTCGACTCTCTTTCTATCACTGACTGATTCTCTTTGGGCTGTCTGCAAGTCACCTTGCAAATTCTTTATCTGAGCATCCATTGCCTGTATCTGCTGTTGCATCAACTGCTTCTCTTCCGTCCTCCTCATAATACCTTCCTTATCAAATAGCTCAGGATTCTTCTTCAATACTTCATAACGGTCTACAATGCCCATCTGGAACGCNTCTAGATATACAGCTAGTTCTGCATATTTACTGGATGGCATTGTTGATCCCGGTTCAATTCTTACATCGTGCTGGTCTAGCATGTGNCTTTCTTTCTTCAGGTCTAAGATTGACTGAGATACATCTGTATAGAAGTTTGCCATAACCTCTGTGATGTTGTTATTTGGCTGTGCCAGTCTAAAAATCTTTTTGTANGTGTAGTGACCNTTGGATAGGTTATACAAAACCTTACCCAATTTGTTAATACTNAACTCTATGTCTCGGAGTTTNGACTTTGGTCTTTCGCTACCCAGTGCTATCATTCTTTCTGTAGCCCTCATGGTCTCTGGAGCTTTCTCTGCAAAACCATGCATCATTTCTGGTAGGCCAAAGATAAAATCTATGTAAAACTCTGACTGCTGTATCAACCTATAGAACTCACCAGCAAGCGGTTGAGGAGCAGGGTAGTGCGGTTCGCCTTGGGATGAATCCACTTCAATGACTGCGTTCGGGTTAGCCCAGTCTTTTTCAAGTTGATCTATGTCGTCCACACTACCCAAAGGTACTAAAAGCTTTAATCCTGCGGATGCCTGTGCATGAGACAGTGCCAAAGACCATAGCTTATTTAAAAGCCTTTGCATTGGCCTAGCCCTAGATACATCAGACTTTGGATATGGAGTACCAGTCCAAATGTTTGGAAGTGGTATGATTGGATACTCATCCGTATTTAAAATCTGTTCATACAAAACAACTTCTCCCATTGATGCACATACTTTCACCCTAGTCTGTAAGACTTCTATAGCTGTAAACGCATTAATGTCAAACGCTTCTTTGTTTTCCTGATAGAACTTGGCGTACTCTTCTTGAGACAGAATGTCTTCATCCTGTGTCTGCATGTCAATGACTCTGTAATAAGGAACCTTGACTTTATAAAATCTTTCTAATACCTGATACTTTTTTACTTGATAATAATCTTTATCTTTTACATCTGCTGGTGTAAAGACTACCATTGAATTTTTATTTTGTGATGCCGGGTAATCCTCTTCGTCATAAGTAAACCCAGAAATGTCATTTATAAGTCCGGGTATCGTTTCTCCAGTAAGCGGGTCTTGTTTATCTGCCAATTCAGGGTAGAGGTTGACGGCTTGTTCTCCCGTTAGGATGGTGGAAAGGATAATGCCATCCGAATCGCCAAACCAACGATCTCTAGAGCTGGGAGATGCGTACACTCTAAACGGGTCAACATAAGTGAACTTAACGTCACCTCTACCGAAATCTGATTCTGAGTCAATGTAAGCATACAGATACCCCATGCCGGTAGTAGCATAATCCTGTATTGCCTGTTTCATCTGCCAGTCACCATCTGAGTTTTGCCACACATAACCCATGACTGTTCTCCACAATGTAGCAACTTGCACATCGGAATCTTCTCTAGGGGTTATAGTAAACGCTGGTGGTCTGGATGTTAGTACTGCTTTAAACTTTTCAATAGCGGCAGAAATCCTGTCCATTGGTATGTCTGCCTGATTCCTCTGAGACAACTCATCAGATTCATCTTGACTAAAATGATTCCCAAGATAAAAGTCAATATCCTTACGGGCCTCTGTGTCCCAGTCAGATCTTGAATCACGCCATTGGCGATATAATTCTTCGTTATAGGAAGCTCTAGGGTCTTTATCCATTCTACTTAGGTAAATAAGGCATCGTTCTAAGGATGCCTTTTAATGTGTTTTGTGGGCCATATTCGCTTTCTAAATACTTTTCAACAGATTTGTCATAGTCTCTAATATCTAAACTTTGACCGCCTTGAAGTAATTCTTGCGGTATGAACATTCTTGGCTCTAAGGCTTCTGGTTGCATTGAAGCACCTTGCTCTGAGAGGATGCTATCCAATCTCATTTTTTGAAGTGCTAATCTAGCATTTCTAGCAAGGTTGTCTTTCATTGCCGCCTCTATAGCATCTGATTCTTGACGAACTACACCAAGCTCTCCACCTTGTGGATTTTGCATCCTCATGTCAATGCTGTTACTTAATTGTTGATTCATTGCCTGTCCCATCATTTCTGGTGGTAATGGTGGGCCTATCATGCCGCCATCTTGATAATTTATTAAACCGCCCTGCTGAAAATTAAATTTAGATTTAATATACTGACTGTGAGCATCACTGTCTAGATAAGAACTCATTTCAGGGCTACCTTGATATATCCTTTGCCCTTTAAACTCTCCTACTGTTGGAATTATGCTAAAAGCCGCATCGTCCTGCATTTTTTTCTTAGCCAAGACAGCATCCATATCAATCATTGGAGCATCTATTTGCTCATCTGCCAAAGGCATATCGCTTTTTATATCTCCAGAATTTCTCTTCGCCAATGCACGTCTCGCCATAACACCCCCTATACCGGGTACAGTACCCACAGTAAGCAAGTCTGTAATGTAATCCATTACCTTGCCACCACCCTGATAGCCAGCCATACCGCCGCCCATCATTCCCATCAAAGAATCCTGTACCTCTCCACCTTCTTTCATACCATCAATACTTCGTTTATCACCCTTAACCTCTGGGTCTCTTAACATTTGCAATACAGATGATAAAGGTATTGAATCCTGCGGAAATTCTTTTTGTGACCTAGCGGCATCCATTAATGNCATTTCAAATGCTTTTTCTAAATCAGAAACCCTAGCACTTGGGACTTGACCTTTACCAAAATAGTATCTTTTTCCACGACCAGAANGCTCATTCATTTCATATATACCCTGTACAGCCGTTTCTGGAAACTCACTAAACTGGGTTAAAACACTCCTAATATCCCTAGAGTCTATACCATTTATAAATGCTGGCAATACCTTACCACCTTCTTGCATATAGCCCATCTTGTTTCTAACTGCCTCTGGTAGTTTACCTAGACCGGGATTGCCTTGAGGAACTGGTTTTAAATTCTTTTTTACTTTACCACCATGACCATATTGATCCATGACCATACCGCCACCAGCATAAGCATCTACCATACCGCCGGTTCCCATTGGCTTTGGCCCAGCTTGAACCATACCACCGCCATACATTCCTTTCATGTTTGCCATTGTAGCCTTTTCTATAAGGCTATCTATGTTTGAGTGACCGCCTTTTTCTGGCATGTTGTTTATCATATTTAGCATGGGTGCTCCTATCATGTCTACTGCCTCTTTACGGATCACAAACTCTCCGGGGGTTAGTATTGCTTTTACTGTATCTGTAGTTCCGGGCATTATTCTTTTATCTCAAAGTGTGGAAAATCATCAAATCTGTTATCTTTTACTTCCCATCTNCCTTTCTCTTCATACATATCCCAATTACCGCCCCATCTTATCTTATGGCCCATGCCCCTAGCAATGCCAATAACGAACCCAGCAAAGAGGGTTTGTCGTTCCCTGTCTTCCCAATCCACAGGATAAGGGGTAACGTCAACGGCTTTAGAAGGGTTAGAATTATGCCTGCCATTAGGATACTTGACCTTAGTACGCTTTTCATCATATAGTTTNTTTTGCCTTTCCTTGTTTCTATATCCTTCCAAGATAGAACAATCCACATGCTTAATCACTTCATTAAACACGTCTTGCAACCGCTGATCGCATGTTGCTAGTCTTTCCTTTGATCTCTTTGAATATCTTGGCATGAATATTTTACTAGGCTATGTTAGCTATAAAATGATAAATGTTGCAATAGATTTAAACCCGTGCACCAGTCATCCAGCTATAGGTCTTTCTTGCAATGCGTTTGGTTGGTGTTTCCTGTTCGNTCAACAGGCTTTCCCGTTTGGTTCTAGAGCTTTTNGGTGGNTTTGCAAANTAGTCTGCATAGTACAATGCATCCATNACATCATCGTTTCTAGGCTTTGGGTGCTCAAAGAACTCATCTACCAGCTCTGTCATCTCTCTTTGTAGATACAGCTTCTTAGAATTAACAAGAGGGCCGAGACTGGTTTCCAGCCTATCTTCTTTTTTGATTCTAGATGGAGGCTTAACGCCTTTAAATATGCCGGGAAGAAGTCTTTTCTCTTTTGCGGAAAGTCTCGTAACCATATCCCGAACCATCTCCTGTGCCGCAACTGTTTCAATCGTGACACGGCGTACCGGTGCATATTTGTTCGCAAGTCGGATAATCTCCTTGGGAACATCGAATGTTGGTATACGCTCACGAAAATATTCCAGTACATATCTATTGTTGCTGGAATCAATGCCCATGACCAGTATGACTTGATAGTCAGAAGTCTCTGAGGCAGTNGCCGCAAGGTCAACACCCATGTAGATATTGATTGGGATAGCATCATCACCGTCTATAAGGTAGTTAAATTTATTCTTACATTCAACCCTTCCGTTGTAATACTGTATTCTNTCTATCTTAAANGATGCACTGGANACATCTCTAGCATCATTCATGTACTCCTGAGCAAACTTATTAACCAGTCCAGCTTCAATNAACTCACGNTTCTTTGCNTCCAGCTTTTCTTTTGAGAACTGAGATGACCACAGCGGTTTACCATCTTCAATAGCCCTGTAGAAGTTTACGTCCCAAGGATACTCTCTTTTGTCCTCTTGTGCCTTTTTCCATCCATCATAGGTCATTTGCAAATATGAGTCATAGTGTACAATAGTCCCAGACAGCCATATCCAGCCCTCATTGCCCGGTGTTTCTTCTAAGGCAGGGTACACTGTGGATACGATCCACTTCTTGATGTCAGCACGCCTTTCTGGCGTTTTTGTATTTAGCTCTGATTCAAAGTCATCCAGCACAATACCAGTATAACGCACATCTACCTCTGCCCTACCTCTAAGTCTCTGTGATGTACCTTTGGATATAACCCTATCACCCTTTGGTGTTACTAAATCTTTCTCTGTCCAGCGTTTGCCTACACTACCACCATCCATGTTTCCAAAGTAATAACGTATCATTTTATTGTTTTCAAAGTGTGATCTAATGTATTTCAAGTGGTCAATAGCCTGTGACTGTTCTTCTGATACCCATGCAATGAAGTGTTGCTGGTCATCAGCGGCGAAGCATAGCTTATGCATGATAGCCGCTTTGGCTACTACTGATTTACCGTGACCTCTAGGAATGATATTACAGATACGAGCACCGGGTGCTGTATCTATCATTTTCTTTCCCATTTCGTAGTGGAAGGGTGCTGATTCAGACTTCTTCAGGAAGTCATTAGGTAGAAACGCTCTACCAAAGTAGATAAGGTTGCTATATGCTTTTGCTAATACCTCATCTCTTTTCTCCATCTCTGATGGTGGAGGGGTAATATTAAAACTCATTCAGTTAGTTCTTTCTGCTTTTCAGGCAGTATGCCCTGTTCAAATGCCTGTAGCTTCTCTCTGCTGAATCCAGAGAACTCCTGTATCAGTGCTACAGAGTCTACTTTCTTTTCTGTAGAAAGCAAACCAGAGATCTTCATCAGGGTTTCTATCGCTCTAAGCTTGTCATTGTCCCTAACGTCTATCTTGTCAATAACATCTTTCGTTGTTTCCAGTAGGTATCGTTTTGTAATACCTACTTCTGACATTAAGTTTTCTATTTCTTTATCCACTGCCTGCCTCACTGTTTTGTTTTTAAGTAGTAGTGTTGATCTTCTTTCTGCATGATCTAAACTGGTTGTCTTTGGAAATGCTTTTTGATACGCCTCTACAGGATCCATGCCATGTGCTACATACTTTGCAAAGTTTTTCTTTGCTTCTGTCAGGTAGCCACCAGTTTTGACTTGATACCCTGCTTTCTTTGTAAATCTATATATCTCATCTTTGATTGTACCAACAAAAGGACTTGACCCCCTGTGGTTAAACATTCCAATAACCGTTCTGATATAATCGTTGTCCCTTTTCTTTTTATCTACGAAACAACCTTTCTTTAGTATCTGAACAATCTTACCATCATCGGATAAACACCAGTCTCCTTCTTCTGCCTGTTTCCAATCAGTAATCAACGGAGTATCTGGATGTGCCTTACGGAACTCTTCTTCTGATTCGTAGGCATAGTGCTTGACTCCCTTTATGGTGCGAGTCAGTGCCAAATCAGTTTGGTTCCTGATCGTCCAGAAGGTTTAGGTCTAATATCTCTAACTCTGGCATGTTCTTCATGCGGTACAATAGTTCGGATAGGAGACCTATTTGCTTTGAAGTAGGGTCTATGAGATCAGTAAGCTTTAGCTCGTTTGATATCTCACGGCAACGCTCTAGATTCTCATAGACGTTATCAATATGAAAGTCATTCATTCTGGCCCTCTGATATAGTGTACGGTTTCTTTCCATGATTTAATTTAATAAAACTTGACATCTAAATGGTAGATAATATATATTTAATTAAGTTTGTTTAGTTTGTTGAAGTTTTTCATAATAGTACTATAGTATATATAGTATAATAGTATATATTATATATATATAATATATATAGTACTATAGTATATATAGTATATATAGTAAGTAGTAAGTAGTATGTATAGTATATATAGTACCCGCTTAGTATTTTGTAGTACCCGCCCAGTAAAAATTCCAAAAATTTTAAAAAAATTATATAAGCATGTGTGTTTCTCTTTTTATTCGCACGGCCCGCCCCCCAATCCGTTTTCAGGTTAGGATTATTGTATTGAAAAAAGCAAATCGGTCTAAGCCAGTTATATTTCACGTCGCAATTTTTTTTGAAAAAGTTTAATAATTATGGAACTTTTTTGAACTCTGGAACGTATACTAATTGTAATTAGTTTTTGACAATTAGGATACGCAATATACATGGTGCTGGCCCGGCTAGCCCTCGGCCCCGTTATGGTGTAAGAACTAAGCGGAGCTTTGGGTGCGGTGAAAATAGGCCTTGATGAATTTTTGATGTGTGGTACCTTATCGTATA